CTTTTTGTTCAAGTTCCGTGGTCATTGTGGCTTCCTTTCTGTGCTTTCAATTTCGGCAATGAGCCGGTTAAGGTAATAAACAGACTTCTTGACATCCACGAGTGGATTCTGGGGGTGCTTGACGCGATAGCGCCAGAGGTACCGAATAATGTGGCCGACGCAGATTGCCTCAAAGGCAGGCAGGTCAACGGTTGCAGCCTTGATGGCCTCGATGCATTCCACTTCACCACCTGTGTAATGGTCGGGGCGGTTGACAAGCTTATCGGTCAGGTGATCGTCAGTGGGGGGCTGGTTGATCAACTGGTTTAGGCTGTGGCCGGTGATCATTTAAAGGGGTCCTCCTTGGATTCTTCGTCAAGGTCTTCATCATCCTCGAACGGGCTGTCGTCCAGGTCGGCAAGTATTTTTGCCATTCGGTCTTCTCCATCACCGGATATTTCATTAACGGCCTCCTCTAAATGTTTCTTTGCTGCCCACAGCGCGTACTCCATGGAATCTTGGCTGCTGTCCACGCGGTGGCCGATGTTGTCCATAAGCAGATCCACAATGCCCATGGCATGGCGGATGTTGGTATCAACCTTGTCGACGTCTAAAGCCATTGAACGCTCTCCTTAATTTACGAAAAAAGTTGTGGATGGGATCGTTGCGACGAGCACCAGTGGCGGCAATGGCTCGCAACCAGTCATTGCCGTCGTATGCTTTGCCGGTTTCGGCCAGCATCTTTTCCTGCATAAACTTCACCTGCTGAAGAGCCATGTCGCGTTGTGTTTGATACCTGCGCGCCACGGCCTTCCAGTATTCGATGTTGGACGTGTGGCCGGCCTCAGACAGTTTCACGGGCCTTCTCCTCGTAAACGCGGTCGAGGTTCTCCTTGAACTCTGTTACACCGCGGGTAAAAGCCTGACCGTAGAGACTGATTAGGGCGTCCTTGAGCTCAAGGGTGTTGAAGGTCATGGTCTCGCCGTCGTCGTTGAGGGTGCCAAGCTTAAGAACTTCTTCACGGGTTTTGCTGATGTGACTCATTTTCTTTCTCCTAGTATTTCGTCTTCGATGGTGATCATGTCCGACTCGTTGATGTATCTTAACAGATTTTGTTTACGCCCTGGTCCGTGGGTCCCGGTCACTGTAACGCTCTGGATGTCCACTTGCTCAGGAAGCCCAAACTCGGGTGGTTCAATTTCATAATGAATGTCGACTTCAAGTTGTACGTACGTTGTGTGTACAGGCATCGGGTTCCTTTCTTCTTTCTGGAAAAATTGCGTCGTATTCGTTATTGATTAATCGTCCTACGGTCTGTGTTAAAGGGGCCTTGTTACGTGCGGCAATTTCTTTAAGCTTTGCCAGGTTGTCCCACCGAACCAGCACCGTGAACCATGGTGTATCGCGTTTGCTTGGGGACTTTCGTTTTTCAGTCATGCAATCTCCTTTCTTGAGTATCTGAACTGTATCATAACGCCTACCGGTAGTGCAAACGAAAAAAAGCCCCACGCAAGGTGGGGCTAACCCTGTGACCCAGGGAGGAGGAGAGTACTACGTCTGCCCTTATCATACGGCTTCTCCCCAGCTGGGGCCAAGTTCAATATCCACTTTGCTTGGTACCTCTAATTCAACGGCGTTCTTCATGATCTCTGCGGCCTCAAGTGCTTCTTCTCTGGAGTAGACTGAAAGGGCGATTTCGTCATGAACCTGCAAAAGAAGGTTAAAACCTGCCTTATGAAGCGCAACCATCCCGGCCTTTGTTTGATCAGCAGCAGATCCTTGGATAAGACGATTAAGACCTTTGTAAGTAAACGCTCGCTTAATCGATCGGCCATATTCCATAATGGCTTGTTCATATGGAAGGGCTTTGTTTATGCCCCATTGAGTTGGTTCCCAAAGCGGAAATCGACACTTCCTTCCGAGCAAAGTACGGATCGCACCACCTGATCCGGGGTGCTCGATCCGTTTCATAACGGCATTGACCGTGCCCTTTAAGAACGGAACTTTCTGGTGAAACGTTGTCATCAGCTCGCTGGCTTCATCTACCGGTAGATCAAGCTGGTCGGCAAGCTTGTTCTTGCCCATGCCGTACATCAGGCCAAGGCCAATTGTTTTAGCCTGCTTACGCTTAATGCCTGCCATGTCAGCCACCATCTGATGAAAGTCTGTGTCAGGGTTGTCTCGATAGGCCTGGGCCATCTTCTCAGCGCCAGGAAGATCGAGCATTGTGGCGTAATGCACCAGCAGCCGCGGCTCCTGGGAAGAGAAGTCGCAGGCGGCCCACTGGTGGCCGTCTTCAGGTAAGAACAGACCCCTTACGAGGGGTCCGATGATTTCATGGCGAGCAGGTACTTGTTGAAGGTTTGGGTTTGCCATTGAGAGACGACCCGTAACAGTACCTCCGTCATCTGAACGGAGCTGATTAACGTGTGGATGTATGCGTCCATCAGCTCGTGCGTGATCGAGATAGGGTCCCAGGAACGTACCCGCTGTCTTGTTAAGTTCGCGAGATTCCACAATGAGCTTTGAGATGGGGTGGTCATGGCTTTCCAAAAAGCTTCGGGTGAAGCTTGGTGCTCCTTTTTCGGTCCGGGGATACTCAATCTTAAGCTTATCGAAGGCAGATGCAATACTTGCCGCGGCCCAGATGTCCACCTTCTGACCTGATATCTTTTTGATATCTTTACCCAGCTGTTCCTCGCGCTCCTGCATATCTGCAATCAGCTTTTGAGCCTTAGCGGAATCAAAACGGATCCCTTTGAGCGTTATGTTGACCAGAATAGGCAAGAGCTCTGTTTCGAGGTCAAAGATTGATTCCACCTCTTCCTTACGAAGGACCGTCTTGAAGTGCTGCCAAAGCTTGAGTGTGAGCGCAGCGTCTTGCTCGGCGTAGTCGCCAACGTACATGGCAGGCAGCTTCCACAGCTCTTTCTTAGCATGCACATTAAAGTCGTGAGCCGCGTCTTTTAATCCCTGCTCGGATTTGACTTCTTTGAGGTAGTCAAAGCCCAATGCGTTCAGGGAGTAAGAAAAGCGGTTCTCGTCAATCAGTGGTGCGGCCAGCATGGTGTCGATGATCCGGCCCTTAACTTCAAATCCTGCAGACAAGAGCCAGCCAAGGTCATAGGCGGCGTTGTGCATGACCTTCGTGTTAGGAAGAAGCAGTGTTTTTCTGACAAAGTTCTCAACTAGGCGCTTGTCAATGTTGCCGCCGCCTTCGTGAGCCACGGGATAATAGCCACGCCAGCCGTCGACTGCGAATGCGTAGCCAACGATGTAACCGTCTTTGCGAGCCCAGCCGGGGCCCATCTTTTCCATGTTTGGATCGCAGGTTTCAAGGTCAATTGCAATTTCTGAAGCAGATGAAAGATCGGGAAAGTCATACGGGGGTACCCATTCTGTTGTTCTTGGAAATAATGGAATAGTCAAAGCCTGAATCCTCTTGAGTTGTTTTCTGGTTGGACGATGTGCAGTTCTCTTTTAGCTCGTGTCAGTGCAACGTAAAGCAATCGATTCATGTCGTCAGGGTTTCGTGTGTACTCTTCCATGAAGCGAGCAGACAGGTCCATACGAAGCAAGACCTTCTCTGCTTCCCCGCCTTTTACTGCGTGGATGGTTGACAAACGGACAGGAACTTTGCCTGTAAGTTTAACGCCGCGGCGTAACAAAGCAATGATGTAGTTGCGCTTGTCTTCTGCGATCTTTGTTAGTGCTTCATGCCAGATGGCATCTGTCAATAGGCCGTGGTCTTTTTGCAATTTGTCAATCGTGAAAAGTTCTTCAGGGTCTGCGGTCTTTAGGTTTTTGAATCCACGTTTGATAAACTCAGAACCAAGATGCTTGTAGACCTGGGAGACCACGTTGAAAGGGACTTCTTTACCCTTGCGCAACGTTTCCCACCCCAGAACGGCACTCATGATCGTCTCAGAAACGCTTCGATGGCCGTTGCGCTCGAACAAAATGCCTTCATCCAGCAGCCAGGAATGCATCGGCGTTAGCAGGTAATTGGTTGCGGCGAGCACAAGCCAGTCGTTGCCTTCGTGAATATTGACCCGATCAAAGCGGTCGTACACGAATACATCACCTTCATGACCTTCTTTTGGCTT